GGATTAAAAGCAAATCCATTGCCGCTACTGATGAAGGTTCGATTGCTCGAACCATTACCACCAAAGCTGGTAGTCGAATGGATGATAACTTCATTATCTACGAAGATGAAGAAGATGACTCCGAAGAAGTGACAACTCATCAAGATTTAAAAGAAACTCTTGAGGGGGGGGGGCAGACTATGAAGAAATTAAGAATTAGAAAACTTACACCGAAAGAGTGTATGCGACTTATGGGCTTTACTGATGAAGATTACCAAGCATTGAAAGATATTGGGTTAAGCGATAGCGCAATTTACCATTGTGCTGGCGATAGCATTATCACTACTTGCTTGGTTGGAATAATAAGCCCATTAGTAAACGAAAACGATAAGCACATTGACATCATTAACAATTATGTTGAAAAAATTGTAAAAGGAGAATAACTATGAATTATAAATTAACCATAAATGCAAATATTTGCTTTGATTATTACCCTTACGAAAAGACCACAAGCGATGAATTGCCTTATATCGTTAATCATAATGAAATAGAATATTATGATGAAAACCACGATGTTGAACTTGAGATAACACCGAAAATGTTATTGGACTTACTTGATTATATATATAAATATGATAAAGGCGAGAAAGATATCAAAGCGTATAGATACAACTTACTTGTCGCATTAGAGAAATGCAATTGGTATTTTAACAAATTATGTGCCGAAATATTTGATGAAGAGAACCTTGATTATCTTACAAAGGTTTATGATTATTTGACATCTTGTGAAGAGTTCAAAAAGAAAGAAAAAGAAATTATTGAAACCGAAGTCAAATATTTAGGAGAACTTTATGGAGATGAGTAAATATGGACAACGAATTATTATTGTTTGACCGAATACAAGTTATACAAGCAACTAACCAAAAGTATGATTTAGAGAACAATGCTTATTTATCGTTTAGCGGTGGTAAAGATAGCACAATACTTCACTACTTACTTGATATGGCACTACCTAACAACAAAATACCAAGAGTGTTTATAGACACAGGAATTGAATATCAAATGATTAGAGATTTCGTGCTTGGGCTTGCCAAAAATGATGACCGATTTATTATCTTGAAACCAACTAAAAATGTTAAGCAAGTATTAGAAACTTATGGATACCCATTCAAGAGCAAAGAACACGCAAAAAAAGTTGACCAATATTGGAGAAGCAAGAAGATAACTCATTATTTGGAAATGTATATTGATCCAAACGATAATGGAAGATCCAAGACTAAATATAAATGTCCAAAACAACTTCTTTATCAATTCACACCAGAAAACAAACTTCATATTTCTCACTTGTGCTGCGATAAATTAAAAAAAGAGCCAGTTTCTAAATGGAAGAAACAAAGTGGAAGAACAATAACTCTTACAGGTATGCGCGGTGCAGAGGGTGGACAAAGAGCAAACATTAAAGGTTGCGTTCTTACCGATAATAAAGGAAATGTTGTTAAGTTCCACCCATTATTAGTTGTTAGTGATGAATGGGAAGAATGGTTTATCAAAGAAAATCAAATTGAGATATGCGAACTCTATAAACCACCTTACAATTTCAAAAGAACAGGTTGCAAAGGTTGTCCATTCTCATTAGACCTACAAGAACAATTAGAAATTATGGAACTCTATATGCCTAACGAAAGAAAACAATGCGAGTATATATGGAAACCTGTATATGATGAATACCGAAGATTAAATTACCGACTTAAAAAGGTAGAGAAAGTGAAACTATTATGAAAATTGAACCGAACAACATATATTGTGAAGATTGTTATAAGGCAATAAAAGATATTCCAGATAAAAGTATTGACCTTGTTATCACTGATCCACCATACGAGTTTGTAATGGGCGGAAAAGGGCATAGCGAACTCGGTGGTAGAAAACACAAAAACAAAGGCGAGATTTATGCCCTTGATACTGAACTAACCAAGAAAAACATTGGAACATGTTATACAAGTGGGGGTGGTTGTTTTGGAACTAAAAAAAGAGCATACCACTCTCAACTTGCACCTACCGATGTAAGCGAAGCAAGAAGAAAATATGAAGAATATGTTAAAGAGCATGGCAAAGATGAAGAAAGCGAAAGATTAAGAGATATCGCTAATGCAGTAGATAACCGAGAAAACACATCATTTATTTCCAAAGGCTTTGACAACTCTATTCTTGATGAACTTTGCCGAGTAATGAAAAAGATTAACATTTATATTTGGTGCAATAAAAACCAGTTAAGACAAATCATTGATTATTTTGATGATAAAGGTTGTTTTATTGACTTACTAACTTGGAACAAGACAAACCCCATTCCAACTTGCAACAACACTTATTTAAGCGATATTGAGTATTGTGTGTTTGCTAGGGAAAAAGGTGTTAAAGTCTATGGCACAGTAGAAACCAAACACAAATGGTTTACAAGCCCTTGCAATGTTGATGATAAGGAATTGTATAAACACCCTACCATTAAACCCCTAGAACGCATTAGACAATTTATTATCAATAGTATTGATGAGAGAGAGAGAGAGAGAGAAGTATTGTGTTTGACTGCTTTCTCGGTAGTGGCACAACAACTTTGGCAGCGAAACAACTTGGTTGCCAATGGTTAGGGTTTGAACTTAACCCAATCTTCTATCAAATCGCAATGGACCGTATGCAAGGTATAGACCAAAATGGTGGTATTAACTTACTTGATTCCATTGATGAACATTATGAGCAAGGTTCACTATTTGGAGATGAAAATGACTAACTTAATATTTAACATTGATGACTACCCAAACGCTTGTTGTGGAACTTGTAAACATAACAAGACTTGCGATAATTACTTAACACATAAAGAAAGAACCGATTGGATTTGTGGACTTTATAAAAGTGGTGGTAGTGCTATCAAACAATTAGATTTATTTGGAGAATAGTTTATGAGATATGGTTATGCAAGAGTATCAACTAAAAGTCAAAATCTTGATAGGCAAATTGTAGAGTTGAATAAAATCGGTGTTGATAAAATCTTCCAAGAAAAAGAAAGTGGCAAATCATTTGATAGACAACAATACCGTTCTCTTATTAGAACGATTAAAAAAGGAGATGAGATAATTATATTAAGTATTGATAGATTAGGAAGAAAATATGAAGAAATACTTGCTAATTGGCAACTCATTACTCAAAAGAAATGCTGTGATATTCAAGTGTTAGATATGCCACTACTTAACACAAAAACCCAAATAAATGGGCTGGATGGGAAATTTGTTTCTAATCTTGTCTTACAAATATTATCTTATGTAGCCCAAAAGGAAAGAGATAACAACAAAATAAGACAAGCACAAGGAATTAAAGTTGCCAAAGAAAAAGGAATTAAGTTTGGTAGACCCAAAGCATATATTAGTAATCAAGCAAACGAGTATATTCTAAAAGCAAAGAATCATGAATTACCTGTATCACAAGCAATATATAAAAGTGGACTATCTCGTGGAACATTCTATCGTAGATTAAAGGAGTATAACAACGAAGAATATGAACGAACTTGAATATCTAAAAGCCGAAATAAGGCGAGTAAATGAAATATTAAGGGAAACACATAACCCAAGAGAGTTTAAGCAAAATAAAAAGTATTTAGAACGATTAGAAAGGAAATTAAAACAATGCCAAAGGAACGAACGCGAGAAGAATTAGAAAAATTAAAAGCACAGACAATGGTGTTTCCAACCACTAGTGGAACGATGGAACACTTGCAAGATGAATCGTTGATGTTATTCTCTTATTCTTACCACAATAAAAAGCGATATAGATTATTCTATGGCATAGGCAAAGTTTATAGAGTAGTAAGGGGAGAAAGACAAGACTTAATCTACATGAACTTTGGGATATTTAAAGATAAGAAAACTAGACTTGTAGTAGTATTTGATAATCATGCTCGTAGGCAAATAATGACACTAAAAAGGGGACAAGTTTGCCAAGTCTATGGACTATGCCGATATTTCACTACTACAATAAATCTTAAAGGTATTGAAACCAAAGGTGTGCGATTAGGTTTATATGCTTATGCGATTAATGGCTGGTATGTTCCCACTGTGCTTGATATTAGGAAAATGCCTGTCAATGCCGATTTAGTAGCACCAACCGAAAAAGAAGAAGAAATCCAAGAAACATTTGAAGATGTGCTTGATGAGTTCTTTAATGGCAAAGGAGAAGAATTATGAGTAAGAAAAAAGACAATTTAATAACCATTTATAAAGCAGCGGTTATTGGCAGTGTAATAGCGAACTCATTTAGAAGTTTATTAGCAGACAAAAACAAACCCAAAGTTGAAGAAGCAATTCTTATTTGCGAAGAACAATATACCGACTTTGATTCTATATGGGAAGGAGAGGGACAAGCATGAAATTAGAAAACTTAAAATTAATTAGAACAAAGAAACATTTATCTCGTAGAGCGTTAGGAGAAATGAGTGGTGTCAACATGAATACCATACAAGCATTAGAAGAAGGGATCACAAATGTTGATAACGTAAAACTATCTACTCTTATCGCTCTTTCAAAGGCACTTAAAACCAAAGTTATTAAATTAGTTGATGATGAAACTAAAAAACTTATTGCCTAATTGTTAGAGATTTATTAAACTAATAGTAGTTTGGTATAAAAGCATTTCCTTTCGTAAAGCAGGGTGTAAAAACCCTTGCTTTTTTTATGCCCGCCTATTACTCAATAAAAAAGCGCTTGAAGAATGGGGGCGCATACAATACGAATTGCACCCAGAAAACCGCCAACCATTCACACCCGCAAAGTTTAGCCAATAAAAAGGAATCAACCCCAAGCCCTGCCCCTCTGGTGGGGCTTTTTGTTTACTTTTTTTAAATGGACCAAGACAACAGAACAAGGGGAAATAATACTCTTTTTTATTTAGTTTTAATTTTTAGCCCATTAGAGCAACGAAAAAAAGAAAGTAAGTAAAATATATTACGCGATTATATTTCTCGCGTGTGTGTGCCTGTTTGCGTGCTTAAAATTGATTTATTTATATTTTATCTTTATATGGTTTTTAATGAATAGTAATTGATTAGGGTTATTTTTCTTTTTATCTGTAAAGCATTTTTACTATACACTTAATATTCTTACGCGCATATATGTATAACGTGTATGTATGTTGTGCGTATGTGGTAGGGTATATCAGGTTTGTAGGGTGTTTTAATTACCAACCCAAGCTCTTTTTCCTACCTACCAAAAAATTCATAAATTCAAATTTTGGAATTATCTATGTTTTTATTCCGCCTTTATATAGCGGTAGTTGACACTTAATTATGAAATTATGTAGTAAATAAAAGTCAATAGTTTGAATAAAATTGATGATATAGTTTTTTAGACACTGTCCAAATCTTATATATTATTTATTATAAGGTTGCACACACATATATATATTTGATATAATGATTATGCCCAATTAATAACTTAAGACTTTTAAATGGGACTCCTTTTATTAAAGCACTATCTATGCAATTTTGTGGGTATTTCGTTGTTTAGGTAGTGTTTTTTTCTTTCTTATAATTCTTTCTTTACAAATTAAATTAAATTAAACCAAATTAAACCAAGTTAAATTAAATTAAATTAAATTAAATTGGCAAAACAAATAGGAACGAAACAAAACTAATCAAAAATATTTTACAATTTTGTATCATATATTTTTACAATAGTGTATAATGTGTTTAAGGAGATTAGATTATGGACAAAATGAAAGTTGTATCGTTAATCATCATATTCATTTATTGTGCATTTGTGATTTGCTACACGATTTTAAGAGCATTATATAGTGTTCTAACAATTACACACGCAGTGAATACATTAATGTTAGGTAGTTATATTTTTTATAACCACATGAAAGGAAAACAATGAGAATATTAGAGTGGTTGTTTTTGTTTTTGGTGGTATTTCCACTATTAGGGGTATGTTTACTTATACCTGTTCTTAATTTTTTTGTTTTTAAGTGGTTGATCCACACGATATTATTTGGCGAACAAGAGGAATTTTCATTATGAAATACATGGGAAAGATTTATGAAGGCAGATGGAAAGTTGTTAGCATGAAGAAAAGTGAAAATGGCAATATTGATGGTTATTATTTAGAAAATGTTTATAACCAACAGCGTATTTATGTTAATAAAAGCACTTTGGCTAGAATCGTAAGTTCATCAAAAGAGTGGTTTCTAAAGTTAAGAGAAATCTTGATTGTTGGGGACACAAAAGAAAGGGAATAGACAATGAAAGTAGTAATTGAGAAAAAGTATCAATTTGAAGAAAAAGAAAAAATAAAGTTTAGAATATTCCTTTATAAGAATAAAAAAACTTATAGTGGAGTGGCTTACGAACTAGGCATTAGTGTTTCTTATTTGACTGCGATAGTGTATGGCACTAGATATGCTAGTGAAGAAATTATAGAAAGGTTTAATTTAATAGGATTCAAACTAAATTATGGAAGGAAATCAAAGAAATGAAAAGAAAAATAACTGAATTAGAACAACAATTAATAGAATTTGGTTGGAAATTAGTCGCTAAAGAATATTGTGGTAAGAATAGCGAGAAAACTCAAAATTATGTATATGAAAAAAAAATTGGTTTTGTAGAGTATGGAATTATTCCATTTAAGGCAAAAGTAATCATTGATTATAAAAGAGAAAAAATTATTAGATTTACTTTTGAAAATTATGATTGTCAATTTATAGGGTTTAAAGATTTGTTGATTTTAGAGAGAAGAAACGAAATATTAAACAAAGAGTTATTGGGTATTATCAAACTAAAGGAAAGCGAAAATGAATAACGAACAAAAAAGAAAACACTATATCAAGATTTTAACTTCAATGCTAAAAACCAACATTGACATCATGGAATATCATAGAATGTTAGCGAAAGACAAAGAATCCAAGAAAATCATTAATAAATCTATTTCTCAAAGTAAAAAAGCCATTGAATTACTACCACAAATAAACCATATTGAGATTTTAGACAGTATGTTTCGTGCATTTGTTAATGGCAAAGAAATATATTTCTCCACTATTGGCGCATTAGTTTGCTCTAAAAAGTTTAATCGTTATGACAAAACCAAAAAAGGTTTTAAAGAGTTTATGGAATTAGAACTACAAGCAAAGGAAGAAGCCATTAAAAAAGAAGAAGAAGCCAAGCAAGAAAGAGAAGCAATTAAAAAAGCCAAAGAAGAAGGCAAAGAAATTGAATATGTTATGGTAAATGGCAAAGTTAGAGCAGTAATTAAAGAAAAACCTATATCTTAATAACTAATTTGCTATAATATACTTGTGTGTCTAATCTCCATTTATCACACATGGTGTTGTGTTAAGAAATTAATGCAACACTTTTTGTTTTGAATATATAATATAGATATAAAATAACAATAATGGAGATATTTTTATGGCACGCATGAAAAAGGAAATGAAAGAAGAATTAAAGAAAATCACAGATGTTGTTGATTTAAACATGGTAAACACCATTCTTGCTAGTAGCGATCAACTAGAACATTTCTCAATTAGTGAAAAAACTTTAATGAATATCGCCCAATGGGCTTTAGACGGTAAATCGCAATTTGAAATCGCACATAACCTTGAACTCACTCCTTTAGAGTGGCAATATCTTGTTGAGATATGCCCTGCTATTTTACTTGTTATGCAACATAGTAGAGCATACGCTGATATAGTTGTTGCTGGAACATTATTTCAAACCGCTATTGGTGGACAAAAAATTAAAAAGAAAGTTCCACTAAAAGTTAAGGAATATGAAGTTGATTCAAGGGGTAGAAGTATTGTTGTTGGCGAACACTATGAAATGGTAGAAATTGAAGAAACTACACCAGCAAACCCTTATTTGCTTAAATGGTTAGCAGAACATAAGTTAAGTGAACAATTTGGTAAAGAAACAAGAGATAGTAATGCCGAACATAGGGGAATTATTGACGCTATGACCGAAGAAGAACGCAAAGCGTTTGAAGAAATGAAGTAATATGAATAAAACCATTGAATCTATAAAAGAAGGTAGAAAAATTAGAAAAAAAACTACCAAAAAACTCGCTAAATCTCTTAATAAACACCACGAAACTGATGATACTCAACAAAAAGAGATAGAAACAAAGTTAAGTGCTTTAGATTACTATAATTCTTTAAGCGAAAGTGAAAAAAGAGAGTTTGATAGAGAATTACAAAAAAAGAAAGTGAGAGAAAACTATATCACTTATCTTAAATATGTATATGGAAAGAACTATATAATTACAAAGTTTCATTTAGCACTTTCAAATATAGCAGAAAGCATTTGCAAACGAGTAGAAAAAGGCGAAAACCTAGTTGTTTGTTTGTCTGTCCCGCCCCAGTTTGGTAAATCCATGACTATAACCGAGTGCTTACCAAGTTGGTTTATTATGAGAAACCCTGATAAGGGTGTTATTATATGTTCTTATAATGCTGATTTTGGAGAAAAGTTTGGAGATAGTAATAGACAAAAAGTTAAACGATTCGGTAAAGAACTATTTGGTTTAGAAATCAGTGATAGTCAAGACAATAAAACCTTATTCCAAATTAAAAATCATCAAGGACAAGTTTTATCAACAGGTATTTTTGGCACTTTAACAGGAAACCCTGCAAGTTTGTTAATTATTGATGATCCATATAAGTCTAATCTTGAAGCCGAAAATGAAGATTATCGAAATAAAGTTTATAGCGTTGTTAAGAGTGCTGCCGAAACAAGACTTAATCCAATGGGTAGTGCATTAGTTATTATTCATACTCGTTGGCACGAAGATGATTTAATTGGTAGATACAAAGAAGAAGATGGTGTTATTTACATTAACATACCTTGTATTTGGGAAGAAGGTGTAGATAAACTTTTACATAGAAGAATTGGGGAAGCATTATCTCCTGAACTAGGTCATACTGCCGAATGGGTTGAGAAAAAAAGAAAATCATTGGGAAACAAGATATTTAACGCTCTTTATCAAGGCAAACCTTATGTAGAAGGTGGAAACATAATTCAAAGAAAAGACATTAAATGGTATAACAAAAAGAATTTTCCTAATGTATTTGAAGAATTGACATTAAGTGCTGACTTATCTTTTGGTGGCACAAAAACACAAAACGATCCAAGTTGTATAACCATTTGGGGTAGATTAGGTGCGGACCACTATTTAATAAAAGTAATTAATAAAAGGATGACTTTTACTGAAACACTAGAAAGAATACAATATTTATGTAATGAGTTTCCTACAATGAGAAGAAAAATAGTAGAAAGAAAAGCAAATGGTAATGCCACTATTGAAATGCTTAATCAAAAGATTGGTGGGTTTGTTTCATTTGATCCAAAAAGTGATAGCAAAGAAACACGTTTAAGACTTGTTGCCCCCTATTTTGAAAGTGGAAACATTTATTTTCCAGAAGAAAGTGTGGAACGAAATATTGAAGAATATGTAAATCAATTATTAAAGTTCCCAAGTGTGGCACATGATGATTTTGTTGATACAATTTCTCAATATTTGTTAAACTATTCATATAAAAATGATAATAATAGAGTTGGAACTGATAGTAGATATGCTACAATATCAAGAGCAATAAGGGGTTTTAAAATATGATAAGACTAAATGTAAGTGAAGAAACATTAAAAACAGGTGTTGGACTAATTGATGTTGTCAAAAAGATTTTTTGGTATCAAATCTTTTGGAAAGACGCTATTGGAAAAAATATCAAGTTAATGAAACTTCAAAAAGATATGTATGAAGCGAAAGACCTTGAAAAGATTAAATACATTACCATAGACAAAAAAACAAAAGCATATTACAATATGCTAAAACCATTGTGTGATACTGCTAAATCTACATTTATTGGTAGAGTTCCAGACATTGTTTCAAATGGTAGCAAAGATGAGATTAAACGAATTAGTAGATTTTCGTTAATTCAAAAGCATAATAACTTTGAAGAAGAAATAACTGATGTCGCTTTGCAAATGGGAATAACAGGTAGTGGTTTCTTATGTTTGTATGCAGATGAAGGAGATGTTTTTCCACACTATCGTAGTTTAAACCCATTATTTACAAACGTAGTTTATGATTGCTCTATCGCTATGAAAAGATTATTTGCATATCATATCTACTTTGATGCTCAATCTAGTGAAAACAACACTGGTGGAAGATATGTTTGCTTAATTTACACAAAAGAAAAAATGTATGCTTTCTACACTGGACAAATATCAATTCCTACAAAAATGGCATTTGATGTTTACCCATTACAATTATTCTTAATTAATGGTAGTGAATTAAGTTATGAAACATATCACAACTTTAACGATATTCCTATTTATGAATTTATGAATAACAAAGAGTGCATTAGCGATTGCAAACCTGCATTAAGTGTTATTTCTTTATATAACGAATTACAAAACAATAGATTCCAAAATGTTGATGATATTATCAATTATTTACTTGTTATTAAAAATGCAAGACTTGGAGATGATAAGGAAACCGAAGCAGCCATTAATCTTATTAAAAACAATAGAATGTTGCCACTTGAAGGTGCTGATAGTGATGCAAAGTTTTTATCTAACCCATTAAATCAAACTGATATTCAAACATTAGCAAATGAGTTTAAAAATCTTATTCATTACATTACTCATATTCCTGATTTAACCAGCACCGAGTTTTCACAAAATGCAAGTGATCCAATTCTCAAAATGAAAACAAAACCATTACTTGACTTATGTATGGAAAAAGAGAAATGGTTTAATAAATCATACTTACCAATGATTGAAACAACATTAGAATTTGTTAAAGAAAACGATAAAGCATTATACAATAAAGTTAAGTTTGATATTGACAATGTTGATTTAGTGTATTCTCACTCTTTACCAAGTAATGACACCGATACAGTCAACATGATAACCAATTTAGCAAATGCTGGCTTATTAAATCCAAGAGTTTTATTACAAGGTGTTAGTTCAATTCCAAATGTTGATGATTATTTGGCTGGTATGTATGAATATAACGAATATGTTGACAAAAGAAAGAAAAATAATGAAAATAAAAATAGTAATGGGTTAAACGAATATAATTTAGAAAAGCAAAACGAAAAACCCCAAACTAAAGACCAAGAAGATAACATGAAAAATGCTATTAAAGGTCAAAGCCAAAAATTAAGTGAAAACAAAGTCGAATAGACTATGTATATTAGTTGCCTACTGACTATGATAGTAGAGTGTCAAAAGACAATATGTGTCCCTAGCACTTTCTAGGAGAAGGAGATTTAAACCTTATGGTAGAATTACCAAAAACCGAAGCCGAGTTGCAGGCAATTATTGATGAAAAAGTAAAAGCAAGAGAAAACGAACTCAAAGCCGAACACGATAACGCTTTCGCTAATCAAAGAAAAAAATACGAAGATGAAATCCGTAAGACAAAAGAGAACGCAGGCAAAACTGCCGAAGAACTTGCTGAACAAAAAATCAAAGAGCAACAAGAAAAAGACCAATTAGAACTCAATGAATTAAGAACTTATAAAAAGAGTAAAGTAATTGAAGAAAGATTGGCAAAAGAAAAATTACCATCATATTTGAAAAATGACACTAGATTGCTAAACGCAAATGATGAAAATGAGTTTGAAAAAGCACTCAAAGATGTCAAAAAAGACTATGATGATAGTATTCCTAAAGGTAGTAGAGTATCTACTGTTGTCCAAACAAGCACTGGTGCAAAACCAAATGGCTCTGGAAACACTGCTGATGCTCAAAAAGAAGAAGCATATTCTGCTCTCGCTGAAACTTTAGGTGGATTAATTGGCAAATAGTCAAAGAAAGAGAGAAAAAATTAAATGTCTGCTATTACAAACAATCATGTAGTATTACCAATTCAATATGTTAGAGAAGTTATTCGTGGCGTTTTAGGACGTTCTAAAGCACTCGAACTTGGCAGAAGATTACCTGACATGATTGGTAAAGAAATGAAACTCAATGTTTTAAAACACTTACCTGTCGCTGGTTGGGTTAAAAACCAAACAACTCCAAGTGGCGCACCTGATGAAATCAAAAACAAGCCTTTATCTGTTCTCGCTTGGGAAGGTAAAGATGTTGTCGCTGAAGAAATCGCTGTCATTATTCCTGTTTCTATCAACACAATTAGAGATACCGAAAACTACTATGACATTATTCCTGAAATTACCGAACAAGTTATCGGTGCTTTCCAAGAAGTTATTGATTCAACATTATTATTCGGTGTTGATTCTCCGTGGACTGGCTACAACGGTATTGTTGCTGATGCAACTTCTGCTGGTGCTGTTGTTTCTTGGGACGGAACAAGTGGCAAATCTTTCTATCAAGCAATTTCTTCCGCTATGGCTTACGTTGAAACAAGTGGTTTCGTGCCAGATGCAATTCTTGGCTCACCTTCATTATTAAGTGCTTTCCGTAATTCCATTACTGATTTAGGTGTCAATGTTGCCGACCAAGGCGAAGTTGGTGCATTACCAAGACACATTGACTTAACTGGTGGATTTAACGATTCTTCTGCTTTCGCTATCGTTGGCGATTTCAAGAGAGGTTTAGTTTATTCATTTAGAAACGAAATGGAAGCAAGATTACTTGAAGAAGCAACTTTAGTTGATCCTAAAACTGGCTTAACACTTTATAACCTTGCTCAACAAGACATGGTTGCTTTCCGTTTCATTATGAGAATGGGCGCAGCGATTGCTAACCCTGTCAATCGTGTAAGTGGCACACTTTCTAGTGATGGAACTTATGTCGAAAAAGGTGCAAGTGCCTTCCCATTTGCAATCATTACAAAAACTGGCGCAAGCGCATAGTTATATTTTCTTCCAAAACACTGAAACTTACATTCATTTGTGAGTTTCTTTTATTTTGTGCTATTATTATTAAAGGAGATTTAGATACATGGAAAAAATTGACATTGTTATTCCTTTTGTTAATAATAAAGATACTTTATGGTTAAAGATATTTAACGATTATTGCATTAAGAATAATTTAAAAGAAAAATTAATAGACATTAAAACCGATAGATACGAAGATGTCGGTTTAATAAATTATCAATTAAAACTAATTAACAAACATTGTAAGTGGGTAAACAAAATCTTTTTACTCTTAATGAATAAAGAACAAGCACCAAACGATTTACCAAGTAATGTTGAAATAGTGTATCACGCAAAGTTTATACCACAAAAATATCTTCCAACTTTTAATAGCACTACAATAGAAATGTTTTTATGGAACATACCTAATTTGAGTGAATACTTTATTTATGCTAATGATGATATGTTGCCATTTAAAGATTTAAAACCAAGTAATTTTTTTGATAATGGAAAAATCAAAATTGAGTGGTGGAACGAAGATATAAGAGAGTGTAGAAATGTGTTTAGATTCCAATGTTTCAACTCTTATAAACACATGGCTTTTAGATTAAAAAAGAAAACGGAAGATTTTAAATATTTAAGACCAGCGCATAGTTGGACACCAATGATTAAATCACATTGTTCTAATGCTTATCGTTTGCTAGAAGATGTCATTAATAAGCACATTAGAGCATTTAGAACTCAATATCAATATAACCAATATATTTACCCAATTTTTGAATATTTTGTTTATGGGACTTGTGGAAGCGACATTGATTTCTTATATACACAATTAAAAGAAGATATTGATTTAAACCATGACATTGTTTGTCTTAATATCGTTCCTAAAAACAAAGAAAAAGAGTTATTAAAAAGGTTGGAAGAAAGTTTATGACATTATCAATTTTAGTAATGAGTTGCGATAGATACTCAAAATACACAAGCGAGTTATTCCATCATTGTATTGAGAAATATTGGGAGAAACACCCAAAGGTTTATTATTGCAACGAAACTATTGATAACCAATATTATGAAACAATTAAAATTAATTACCCTGTTGAAAAATGGACCAGGCGTGTTAAAGAGAGTTTAGAAAAAATAGATACAGACATAGTTCTTGTTTGTCCTGATGATACTTTTTTTAGAACAAAAGTTAATGATAATGTTATTAATAAGTTATGCAATTACATTGATGATAAGTTGATCGCTATAAACCTAGAGCCACCATTTGATTGCCAACAAGTGAATGAGATATTGGCAATTAGAAATCAAAAAGGTCGCTGGCTTACTTCATTTATGCCACAACTTTGGAATCGAAAAAAATTAATTGAGATACTTACAAACAAAGATTTAACACCAAGACAAGCCGAAAAACTAGGTGCTAATTTACCATATAACTTTGGCATAATTGCAACAAATTTAATTGATGTTAATTTTGGCAAAAAAATGTTCGTTTACCCTTATGCAATTACGGAAGGAAAATGGGCTTTAGAAATAGTAGCTTTTTGCAAACAAGAAAACATAGAAATTAATTTTAATGAATTAGGTTTCTTTGAAAGGGGTGTTAAATAATGTCAATAGTGGTATGCGCTATGGCAAAAAACGAACACAAATATATTAATGAGTGGGTAGAACATTACATTAATTTAGGTGTCGATAAAATATATATCTATGACAACGATGATTTAGACAAACCTTTTATAAAAAACTTTATTAGTTCAAAATTTTTGAACAAATGCGTTATCAAAAATATTCGTGGACAAAAAAGACCAAAATTACAACACGATATATATACAGGTTTTTACACTAAATATGGAAAGACATTTGATTGGTGTTTGTTTTGCGATATTGATGAATTTTTATTTGGTGTTAAAGATTTAAAAGAGTGGTTAGAACAAACACAATTTTCTCATATTAACCAAATAAGAGTTAAATGGAAACTATTTGGCGATAGCGGTTTGATAAAAAGAGATATGAGCAAAAGTGTTGTTGAAACATTTACACAAGAAGTTAAAAACACTTTGCATAGAAATCTTCAACAAAAAGGCAATTTAGAAAAACAAGGCAAAATGATAGTTCGTGGTGGTTTAAATAATGTTATTATTCGTAGCCCACATTTTGCTAGTTTTGTTTATAGAGATAATGTTATTCCAAGTGTCTTACCAAGTGGAAAAAAATGTTTTAGCAAAGTATCAATAGAAGAAGATTACTCAAACGAAAAAGTATTTTTACACCATTACATGACAAAATCTTTGAGCGAGTTTATTGAACAAAAGTTTAATAGAACGGATGCAGTTTTTGGAGATACACTCCCCCTAGATTACTATTGGCGAATAAACGAGAAAACTAAAGAAAAGTTAGATTTTTTAAGAGATAAAGGTTTTAAAGTTTAGTTTCATAAAATATGGGACTTAAATGAAAATATTTACTCAATGTTAATTTAATGTATAATTAAAGATAAGAGGTATTAACTATGAAACTAGAATATATCATCACAAACGAAGAATTAGCGGAAAAAGGTTTAGATTTAAATGACTATGCTTTAACAGGAGAGTTAATTCCAGCATTAATAAATCGTAGTTTAGATATTTGTGTTTCTCGTTGTTGTTATTTAAATGATACATTTGAAAACGGAGAAGAAAGTATTGAAAATGATTTAGATTTGCACCCACAAAAAGTTAAGGCATTTAAAAAGTTGCAATTTAATATCTTGTGGAACTTAATCTTTACTGCAACTGATGATCCCGTTGATTTATATATTGACACTATTATCGTTCACGAACTTAAATGGGGTAAAATCAATGGAATCCAAAAGGGTTTGTGGTATAGGAATTATTAAGGGGTATTGTTATGAGCATTAAAACACCTTTTCTTTGCGATAGAAGGGTTTATGACAAAAAAGGCAAATGGAAAAGCCCTAACAATGATATTGCCGAAAACATTTTCTATTTCGTTAAAGAGCCATTAACATTAGTTCCTAGTTATGATGCACATGGTAGAGAACAAATGAAAGAAACAATTACTATCACTGTGTTTGGTGGAAAACCATTTATTAAAGAAGATGTGATTATTTTAGAAGATGGAACTCCAATGAGAGTTTCTAGTTATACCGTTAATTATTTTGAAACGAACATTTTAGTAAAAGATTTATTAAAACAAAGAACTGAAAGTATTGACTTGGTGTTAGAATAATGGAATACAACATTGATGCTTTTTTAAAGAGATTATTTGAATTATTAAAAGATAATGTTCCTTACGAAAGCAAAGAAAATTACGATAAAAAACACTTAAAAAGGGGTGGAAGAAGATTACAAGATTTATTTGACCTTAATAAAAATACAACTACTATAAACATTGACACAAGAATAGTAGATGTTGGTGGTCCAATGGCAGAAGCAATTACTCCACAATACCATATTTTGCAACAAGCAGAAGTGATACATAGGAAAAATCGTGGAACAAAAAAATCGTTAGGCAGTCAAGCAAATGAGCCAAATTTATTAATGAGGGATTATGAAAAAGTATCATTTAATGGTAAAACCTTTACAAAAGAATATACAAAAAATGTTCGTGGTATGCGCTCAAAAGCAAGGAAGATATTAGAACCGAAATTAATTTATACGAACGGACAATATAAAGGACAATATAAAGAAGCAAGAAACACTGCAAATTATTATGTTAATGTTCACTACAAATATATAGATAAAATATTAGATGTGATAGTTCCATTTATCGCTCACGAGTTTGATTTAAAACCAATGAGAAAGCAAGAAACTAGTTTAGAAGAAGAATATAAATTGCAAGTTCACGAAGAAACAGAAGAAGTGTATAATATTCTTAACTCATTAGACAGTTTCATGGAATAAGGAGAATAAAATATGTTAAAAAAAGCATTTCCAATAGATTTCGTTAGACAAGTATTAGAACAAACCTTAATGGAAGAACACTTTGATAACCCATTAAAGTATTTTGGTGGCAAAGAACAAGTTAATTTATTCTCTTTTTACGAACAACTACAAAAAGAAGATGAAGTTAATAGATATGTTAAGATATATCGTGATTTAGTAAAGCAACAAAATAGAAGTGGAATTATAATGAACGGAACTATCGTTGCACCAGAAAACCCCACTATTACAAACTTATGGGACAGTTTGATTATTCCACTAACTTTTACTTGCGCATTTAGAGTTAAATTAGCAGATAGAGATTTAGCAATTAACACGATCAATAATTTAATCGAAGTTTTAAAAGGTAAAAAATACGATATAGTTGAATTAGAAAGTGGAAAATTGATAAAAGTAGGAACTATTGCTAATGACAATAGAAATAGCATTAGAATTAATTCAAGGGATTTTATCGGAAAAAGGGAAAATTCATCTACATCTATTGCAACTTTTTTACATACCACTCTTGATAATTTATCAAGTCTTGGCGTTAGTAGAACATCAATATCAAACAACTTATATTATTTTGAAGATTATGATAATCATTTAAAAGCGGTTAAAGTAAAAAGTTATAGTGGTAGTTTACAAACAATCACATACGATTTATTAAATGAAAACACTGCTAGTGAAGAAGGAATTTATTATATTGATGAAGTTATCTCTAGCAAATACAAACTATCATTAAGTTTTGATTCAATTAGGTGTGATGAGCCATATAACCTTAATGCTGATAAATATATAGTTATTTATTTTGGTGGTAGCGCAACATTAACCGACATTAATACTGTTTTAGGAAATGATTTAATCAAAGTTGGTTTAATTAAAAAAGAAATAAAAGCAAAAATCGGCATAGAAATTACTAGCGTTGCACAAGATAAATTAAGTAATGCAACAATTTTAGAGCCACTTGAAATGCCTAGTGGTGCTAATGCCGATACACAAATTAGTCAATTATTAAGTAATAAGTTTATAACTAATTCTCATAGCGATAACTTATCAATATCTAATCAATATACATTTGTGCTAGATAGAAGCATACCTATTTTAGACCAATGGTTTAAGTATACTAGATACGGAATTGTCGCTAATGGAGAAGATAAAAGTTATCAAAATTATGTATCTCCAAATATTATTTATCATATCTTTGAAGTATGGTGTAGTTTTGGCAATTTTGAAGTAATAGATTATCATGCTAAAATAGTTGAAAGCATTGATATTGAGAATACGGAAAGCGATATATTAACATTAACTATTCCGTTCCAAGTTCAAGGAGAAAACTAATGGCAACGATATATAGGTTTATTGTTGAGAATAAGACAACTACTAGTGGAACTAGTGGAAGAAAAAGTTCTAGCACTAGCAATATGTCTAAAAAAACACCTGCAAAAAAAGGAAGATGGGTGTCTATTTTAGGTGGAGAAAAAGGCGGTGTTGAACATAATAGAAAATTAAGAGCAATAAACCCATTATTAAACAAACTGACAGGTGGCTATTGGGAAAAAGGTATGCGACTTGGTAGAGCAGGTGCAGGACTTATAACAAAAAATACTGAAACAGGTAAAATTGGAATTAGTGGACCAGCGATTGCTATTATTGTCGCTATGATTATTCAAGCAATATTTAAGTGGCAAAATAGAGATAGAGCATTAGCAGACCAAAGAAATAATCAAAACTTTAAAGCGATGCAAAATGGAACAGGTGCAATTCGTGGTCAATACGAAATCGTTGTTAATGGTTGGGATGGTTTAAGAACTTATAATCAAAATAAATAGGTGTTATTATGGCAAAAAATGATGTTTATTACTATGATAAAAATACTTTACAAGGGTATTTACTTGGAGAAGTTCAAGATAACTTTAATATTTCATTTGTAATTGATGGAACTAAAGATAGTGCAAAGTTTATTGTTTATAGTTTTAATCAAGTTGATGAAATAGAGCCATACACTATTTTATGGCATAATGGAACTAATACTTGGTGGGTAGTGTCCCATGATAAAGTAGAGAAATATGTAAACGAAAGTGGTTATTTATTTAAGCACGAATTACAAGTTCTTGGTTTAATTGAATTATTAAATGCCAGGGACTTGACCGATTGTGGTTTCTATGCAAACAATTATACAATTTCAAGTTTTTTAGATAGATTATTAAAGTTATCTAATTTAGAGTTTTATGATAATTTGCCATTAACAATTAATAGTCCTAGTTTAGATTTAGAAAAAAACATTGATTACACAAAAACATTTGAAAATTACACTTTGCTTAATGCTTTAAGAGAATTATTTGATGGTTATAACTGCGCTATCAAAATGTCATTAACACAAAATAACGAACATTTATTAACAGGTTATACATTTAATATAATTTCAAAAACAGGAGATAATTCTTTGGACATATTAAATGAAGATGATTTTAATAGTGTTAAAGAAACAAAAAATATGAATCAAAATAGTTTTGGCACTATTGTTGTTTCAAATGCTGAAAATGTTATTTCAACAAAGTCTAAAACATACCCTGCTATTGGAACTGTTAAATTATCATCTACTCAATATGAAATCAATAAAGATAACGCTATTTTAAGACTTCCAACAAAAATATACAAAGTTAATTGGCTACAATTAGTTAGATCAATAAGAGTAAATATTAGATACCTAAATGCTAACAATGTAATTAGTTATTATAGAATAGACCTAGACACTGATAATTACTATGTAATAAAGAATAAATTAGATAAGGCAATAATTTTTTTAAAAAACAATAGTCAAGAAGTTGTTTCTTATTTAGAAAATGATATAGATTCTGTTTTACAAAAAATACAATTTGGAATGAGAACAACTTTATATAGTGGTTGGAGATATGATCCTATAAATAATACCATAATACCGCCAAAAGATAATGAAAATTATTATCAACCAATGATGACTGTTGAACAATGGAATAATTCCGTTCCAACTGGTACCAATATATATTATGGTGGTTTATATTTAGCACCTGGAGAAGTAAGGGATACTTTAAAATATACAACTGGAACTATTTCTTATCAAAGGGGAAATGATTATTTAGAAAACTTTAATTTTTTGTGCGACACAAATAGAAGTGGTTTAAATCAACAATCTTATCTTAATAATTATGCTTCTACAGATTTAAGAATAAATGTAGATAGTCCTGTTATATGGGAAGTAAATCCCAATAGTTCTTTTAGAGTAGAATTGGCTCCAATAGGAAGAACTGGAAGTGGAGCAATAGAAATTGGCGAATTTTTGCTACAACAATATTTATATTTTAGAATTAATTATATTCCAATGAACGACATTAAAATAAAATACGATAATAGTGGTTTAAGCAAAGATACTAAATTATATAATCAAAATGGAAAATTAAATGATAGTGTGGGATTATCAAAACTTTTGTTATCTTATTCAAAAGAAATAGAAGGAGATACAATTACAAAATTTGGGACTTATTATAATGAAAACGATATTCCAAAAGTAGGACAAATTGTATTAATTAATTCAAATTATTATGTAATAAACAATGTTTCTTTAGATTATTTTGAAAACGAAGATAATAGTTATTATATTGTCGCAGAGTTTACAATGTCTAAAAATATTTCCACTAAATCTATTATGACAAATCCAAATACCAATGTTCGTGATTATGGCATACCACAAAATCTTAATGTAAAAAGAAAACAACTTTATAGAGATTTTTATGAATTATCTCACGAACAAGATATAGATAGCGATGATGATTTTTATATGCCACTTTATAAAATATGCAATTTTGGTTATAGACAAACCGATATTAGTGAACACATAGCGGTAATAAAACTTTTTTATGATGAAAGTTTTGGTGGAGATAATGAAACAGGAACAAGCAATACTTGGTATTATCAATTAGATACAACAGCATTTGCTCTTAAAAAACAATATTACGAAGTATTAGATTTTAAAGACAACAACATAATTGGTTATGGAAGTCAAAATGTTTCTTGTGGCTTTGACATAAGAAGAATATTTAATGGAATAACAGATAATGTTAATACACCAATTCAATATACTGATGATAATGGAAAAGTAAAATCGTTTAATATTGCTATGTGTAATGATGAAGTTTTGCAAGATATATATATGGACTATATAGAAGAAGAAAACTTTACAAGAGAAATAGATTTATTTAATTACTCTGTATTTATTGATAGCAAAGTTTATGAAGGTGGAAACGATTTTGAAGGTGCTAAAGATTTATGCGATTTTATGATTCTTGAAACCAATTACAATAAAGATCCAATCGAAGTCCCTGTATTTGAATATGCTTGTCAAATTGATGATAGTAATGATGTAATAATTGGAGAAAACATTTTAGATAGAAACGAAACTGATGGAACTTTTTATAAGTTTTTAATCGTTAACAAGAACACAATTAACCAAAATAATTGGAACTCATTAGATATTCAAAACATAACAAACTATTCTAATTGTGTTGATTGTATTAATTTTGAAACAACAAATGATGAAATCAAAATTAATTTCTATGAAAACGAATATTTTCCATTAACTCATAGGTATAATAGAGTAATTGAGCCAACATTTATCAACGCATTTGATTTAACTTCTTTATTAAATAAAGACATAGTTATAATTAGGACTACAACAAAGGTTATTTGGCAAGAAAATAATGGAACTTATTTCGCTAGTGGTTTAATTGAAAACAACGATTTAATGTTCGTTATTAGGAATGTTGAAAACGCTAATATAGAGGACAATAAATTAACATTAAAAATAAATCACTATAAAATTAATTAAAAAGGTATATAATAGAATTAACTTATAAGGAGAAACAAAATTATGCTAGTAATAGATAATGATTGTATCTCAAAGGAGATATATTCAAATGGAAAGTAAAATAATGCAAGTGTTCTATGGCACTGATTGTTTGCCATACAAAGATAAAGAACTTTCCGTCCATTACCCAATAGTAGGTAGTTCTTTTGTTGGTGCTAGTAATACAACCGAGATTAGATTCTATTTACCTGATGAGTGGATTGGTGCTACTTGGGTTGCAGTTGCAAAACTACCTAATGGAAAAATCGGTAGCAAAGTTCTAAATAGCAAAACTGATAGTGTAGGTCAATGTGTTTACTTACAATTATCTACTTGGTTTACCCAAGCAAAAGGAGATGTGTATATCAACTTGCAAGGTTATGTTGGTGGTATTCAAGTTGAAGAAGATAGTGAAACTGGTCTTTATATAATTCATGGGACACCAACTATTCAAGCAACAGGCAGTATTAAAATCTATATTGCTTATGCTACACAAGTTGTTAGTGGAGATGAAGTTGACACTATTACATTACAACAATTATTGGCGATCATTAGTCAAATTGGTTTAAGAAGTGTTGCTTATGTTGACGATATTAGCGAAACTGATTTAAGTGATTACACAACTAACGCAATAATTTACGATAAGGAAACAAAACAATTCTATATAAAAACAGACACTAGTCCGTTCTATCAACTATATAATATGGTGTCTATTTTACATGGTATTAGCAAAATTGAATTTGATGATGCTTCTATCGAAGAAAACGAAAATGGATTAAAATTGAACTCTCCTACTGAAAAGAAAGTCGAGATATATGGCGATACAGGAGTTATAATCGACACTGATGGTGGAGATATAGAAGTAAATGGTGGAAGTTTTACATTTAACGATAAAGACATAGCAACAGAAGATTTTGTTGAAAATTATGCTTATTCAAAAGATGAAGTTTATACCAAAAGCGAAACATACACAAAAAGCGAAGTGTATAACAAAAGCGAAGTGTATAACAAAAGTGAAATCGACACTAAACTTACTTCAATGCTTGTTTATAAAGGCACAAAGACAGTTAGTGAATTAAATGCTCTTGTAAGTTCTTTGGGTGTTAATGAAACAGGTTATTTCTACAACGTAAGTAATAATGGAGTATTAACTTGGATTTCAAGTGGAACAACACAAACAATGGAAGTTCTAGCAGGCGATAATGTTTGTTGGACTGGTAGTGGTTGGGACAAACTTACAATGGATTTATCGGCTTATGATGATAAGTTTATTGCTGCTGGTTTCTTTGAAGTCCAACCTTATGATGAAGAAGAAGGAACTATTACACTTGTATATTCAAGTGATTTATACAATATGTCTTATAGTGAAACCACTGGCATATTAACAATAGAAGCAAATTAAGGAGATAGTTATGGCAACTAAAACATTTAAAATCGGCTTATCAAGTGAAGATAAGCAAAATATGGCACAAAATATTCTCGAACAAGTAGAAGCATTACTTTTTGAAGAATACGATAGCACTAAAACTTATAACACTAATGATTATGTTGTTTACGATGGTGCTTTATATCGTTGTTTAGATGATAATACAACTGGAACATGGGACAACACAAAATGGACTACCGCAACTTTGCAAGATTTAGTTGATGATGTCAATAGTGCAGTAGCAAGTGTTAGTGGCAAAGCCGACATTGTTTCATTAGAAAATGGAACATTAGTCCCTGCAAAATCATTAACTGCCGAACAATTAGAGAATGTTAGTGAGAATAGTGGTAATGCACAAGACAAACCATTTACTTTCCAAGCAACTGCTACTGATGGTGGAACTGGTGCAAGTGATACTGCCCCTATTGCTAAATACATTAAATTAAAAGGTCAAACTTATGCGTTTAATCAACAATTAGCAATTTCTAGTGCTACAACACAAGAGAAAAACGGAATCACATTTACAAACAATAGTGATGGCACTTGGTCTATTAGTGGAACTGCAACTGATAATACTTATTTATTCTTAAATGAATTACCATTTATTGCAAACCATAAATACTTGTTAAAAGGTTGTCCTATTGGTGGTAGTGCTTCAAGTTATTTCTTATGTGCCTACTATAATGCCGATTTTAAAGATAAAGATATTGGTAGTGGCATAATGTTTAACACTACAAGCACATTGACTGGTAGAGTGGCAATTAGAATTTTAAACGGAACTGCAATTACTGGAACAATTAAATTCTACCCACAACTTATTGACCTTACCCAATTATTCAACGGAGATATTCCACCTGCTATTTTAAATGGTGTTGAATTAAGTGATTATGACCTTACATTTACTGGTGTAGATATTTTCAACCAAATGTTCCCATTACCTTACTATGCTTATAACACTGGCACATTAGTTAGTGCAAATGCTACAACATTAAAAACAACTGGGAAAAATCAATTTGATTATTCTAATCCAACAAATTATATTCCAGTTATCAATTCACAAAAATATATTGTTAAAAATGCTAATGGTGGCATATTAACCGAATATGATGGTGCTAAAAACGAAATTGGAACAACAAGTATTGATAGTGCCGATAAGGTAGTTGTATTAAGTTCTAATACACACTATGTAAAAATTAGTAATTATAGTGCTACAACTTGTTTATTCCTTGCTTGGTTAGAAGATGGCACAACTTCAAGACCTGACTATGAAGAATATGTATCTCATACATACGATTTAGGTAGTGAATTAAAGACAAGTCCATTATTAAGTGCAGGAGATATTACTGAAGAAAAATTACCTAATGGCACTATTACTAGAAAAGTGGGTAGTGTTGATTTAAGCACATTAAGTTGGTCATTATATTCAACAGGGGTTTATGTAGCAACACTTTCTGGAATGAAACTAGTTAGTGGTGCAAGTATTGTAGGAAATATTTTACACAATAAATATGTTAGAACATCTATTGCAAATCTATTTTCAAATGATAAGGTAATTGCCTGCGGAAATAATGAAAGCACAATTTATATTAAAGATACATCACTTACACAAACAAGCGATATTACTGGCACACTTTACTACGAACTTGCTACATATACTCACGAAGATGGCACTTCTTACACAGAGAATATTGAAGTAGATGACTTTGGCACAATGGAATATGGTGGCACTGATTATAATGGCTACCCACAAGGTTGCGAAATCTTCTACCCAGCCGATTATGTCTTATTTATTGATAGTTTAGGTAATGCGACTGATTTTAATGCAAGTAATGTTATTACCAAAGACAATGTCGCAACAAGTTTTGAAAACTACCTTAAATCTCTAACTGGTTATAATGGTAGCAAAACTCAAACACTTAAAAATGTTGAAGGAACATTAGCTTGGGTTGATGATGAATAATTATGATTACCAAGACAAGCAAAGGTTATGTTGTTAAGAGTGAAAAGGGTAGGGTTTTATCAAGAACTTACCCCACCAAACAACAAGCACAAAAGAGATTAAACCAAATTGAATATTTTAAGAAAAAGTAGGGGTATCATTATGAAAGATAAAAAATTAGTATCAATACATCTTAACCAACATGGAAAATGCGATATGATTTCTTTTGTAAAGAACATTGATGATAAGCAATATCAAGATTTACTTTTAGAACAATATCTTTGTAGAGAAGAACAAACAAGAGAAAAAGAAAGTTTAATTGCTTTAATCAATGATATTCAAAATCAAATAGATTATTTAAGACAAGAAAACAATAATCTAAAAAAAGAAATCGCTTATTTAAAGGGGGAAGAAAATAATGACTAGATTCAAGAAAGCATTAAATATTTCTCTAATGGTGCTAATTGCACTAATTACAATTTGCATTATAGTTGATTTTGTTTGTTTAAAATATCTTCCAACTGAAACACAAGCATTTAATGATAAGTTTATGGAATACTTAAACAAACCATTACCTGTAATTGGTGTTTCATTAGTGGTTGTTGGTTTATTCTTATTAAGATTATTCGCAAGTTCTAGTTTAGGAAAAAAGCAAATTAACACTCTTAAAGAAAAAATAAGCGATAACGAACAAAAAACAAAAGAACTAGTAAATACTCTAACCGAGCAAAAAGATGCCTTAAAATGCGAATTAGAGCGATTAAAACAAGAAAATAAAGAATATAGAGAGCAAATCATTTATGTTCTTAAATTAATACCTAATGCAAAAGTTCAAAATGCGATTAAGGAGTTAAACTATGGCAGAGAAGAAAAAGAAGAAACTAACGATTAAAGAGCAAAAGAAACTTGCATACGTTAAATCTAAAATATTTTGGGCTTGTAAATCTATTGCTACACCTGCGCCACTCGCTATTACAATGATAGTCAAAAGAGATGAGTGGTTTAACCAAGATTATAAAGTTGCCATTGGTGGAACAAGTGCTATTGTAATTCTTGCTGTTGTATCATTACTTGTTAATAAGAAAACTGAAGATAAAACAATAACAAACACATGGATCACTATGATAGCAGGACTACTCGTATTCGCATTTGTGTTCTATATGATTAGTCAAATATCATATGATATATGGTGGTTATGCTTGGTCGCTGCAAGTGGTTGCGTTGCTGGTTATGGTGTTGACATACTAGAACAAATGGAAGTTGCTAAATATAACAAGTTTAAGAAAGCACTTGATAGTAGCGAAGAAGATTTGTTAAAAGAACAAGCAAAGAGAGAAACTCAAAAGGTTTCTGTTGATTAAAACAAATAGGGAGATTAGACATGATTATTAAAGATATTAAAAAGTTTTTGAAATCAAAAGGTGGTATATTAGCAGTTCTAGGAGTTCTTGGAACAATACTAATTGCTTTCTTTTTCATTATTCTTGGAACGATTTATTCTTCTTATAATGGAGATTGGTCCATAGTTCCACAATTACTAACTAGCGATTTTGCTATTGTTGTTTATGTATTTCTAGGTTTAACTATTTTTGCTTTATTTTATGTTATCGTTATTCAAGATAGAAAGAGAGAGATTAAGTAATGTTTAAAATTAAAAACATAAACACAAAGAAAGTAATTAAAGCGACAACTCTAATTGTTGGTTTGGTTTTAATTATTTTTAGTTCTTTTTTTAATGCTAGATTTGATTTTCTCAATTTCCAATGGTTAGATTGGTTAGCAAACTCATCAATATTAGTTGGCATTATGATTTTTGGTATTTTACTAGGCACTTCTATTGGTAGCGATATTCAAAAAGAAAAAGTTAATGGTAGATTCCAAATGGCGTGTAATGACTACAACACTATTATTGTTGCAATAGAGCAAATAAGAATATTTTTTTCTCAATGGTGGCTACACTATAAAGAGAAAAAACTTATCGAAAAGAAAATTGATTATTTAGTGGAACATCAATTTAAAACAATGGTTGCAGAAGTCATTGTTAAAAACATAGAAAAAGAAGATTTATTTATTGGAAAATTAGGTTTAGACATTAATGATTTAAATAACACTATTTACATTAAAAATGGCATTAAGATTAAGAAACTTGATGAAGAAGATTTAAAGTTAGTTAAAGATACTTTTTCAATTAAATTAGACACTTTTGGCGAAAGTTATTATCTTGCTCTATTTGATGATGAAGAAGCAACTACAAACGAAGCCGAAAAAGGCAAAAAGATAGCGCAAAAAATCGTTAGAGATAAAAGAAATAATTACTTGCTTAAAATAGTTAGTTCGCTAGTCATTTCTATTATTTGGAGTGCTTTAACTATTAACGAGTTCGCTAGTGGTGGTGGAGATGATGCAGTTAGAAAAGCATGGTTTAATTTGCTATCTAGGTTATGTGCATTTATAACTTCATTCGTTAGTGGTTATTCCACAAGCGTTATTAATGTTCGCGACCAGGCTAACGCTATTGAAAATAAAACAAGCATATTAAAGCAATTTAAGTTTAGTCTTGATAATAAAATGTTTGTTCCTGAAACATACGAGCAAATGATAGAGCGAGAGTTTAAAGAGCAAAAAAACAAAAAAGAAGAATTAATTGTTGAAACTGCTACCTAATTATTATAATATAATTATGCGACAAGAATCGCTTTTCGTAAGACAAATTGAAATGTCAACGAATTGTGCATAAGTCAAAGTCAGTGTAAGTTAGCCATCTTGTTCACTGGCTTTTTCTTTTATATTTAACCCCCACATATTTTACAAAAAAGTTGTAATATAAGTTGTGATTTATATCTATTTTTAGTATTTAGTAGCAATATCAAACTAAAAATCAAAAAATATGGGACATGATATGGTTAGGTAAAACATGATTTCGGTGTTCAAAAATAAAACAATTTTTAAAATAGTGGGTTAAAAACAATTTTGGTAGATTTATAGGCGAAAAAATCATTTTCAAAACAATTATTAAAATTATTATTGCAATACTATTTATTATCGTGTAAGATTTAGTCAAAGGAGAAAACAAGATGGCAAAAATCATTAATGGCGAAACATATTGGTATGTTGACACTATTTGTTGTGATGAAATCATTTATGACGTTTATGAAAATGATCGTGGCGAACATTTCTACGTTATGATTGACACTCTATACTAATATGCTTTTTTTGTTGGTTAGGAAATCAACACTAGTGGGGTGCAACACTTTTATAAAAGAACAATGCACAAGTGAAAGTTTTAAGGAGAAAATATGGAAAACACAAGATTTAAAAACCCAGAAGAGTTTGTAATGGATTTATATTACAACACCCAAGAAAAATTAGAAAAAGTTCTTAAAGAAAATGAAGAACTAAAACAAGACAATGAATTATATCTAAAAGTTAATAATGAACTAGCCAAAGAGATTAAAGAGATTGGCGATATGTTTGTTATTGAAGATAGAAACCCAAACCCAGCAGATTTATCATACTTTACCATAAAAATTAAAAGTCAAAGTCATGGTGGGGGAGAGATCACTGAAGATTTTTTAACAAATGTCTATTTAGATGATATTAAAAATCGTAGTGATAGATTAGAAGTCATTTTATATAACTTTATTAGGATGGCTCAATCTATTCCAAGTAGAGAAAAAAAGGAAAGGAAATAATTATGGTTTATAGATACACCAACAAAAATGGGTATATCGCAGCCGATAATGAAAATGGCTACGAGAAATCCATGGAAGCAATACGAAAGTTAAGAAACCTAGAAGATATTGAAGAAGAATTAGATGTCGAATTGGAAGAACTTTGTAGCCAATTATGTGATGAATATGATTTTGTCGAATATGGCGAAAAAAGTATCATGCTAGATGGTCGTGTCATTAGTGGTATTTATGAAAGAGAAGAATTATTAGATTTAATTAAATATTTGATTAAAGTTTATGCAACATTAATTAAGAAAGGAAAATAAAATGAAAACATTAAAGTTTAGAAATCTTACAAAAGATGAAATTGAAGTTAGAGTAGGTGGGGGAAACTCATTATTACTCTATAAAACAGCCAGAGTGGATGCCAATATTCTTGATGAAACTGTTGGTGCATTTAATTGGCAAAAAAGATTTTACCAAGTCAAAAACACCATGATTTGTGAAATTGGTATCAATCTTTATTATGATGATCCTAACAAAGAGCCATTATGGGTTTTTAAAGCCGATGGTGGAGATGATGATTACACTATGGAAAGAGTTAAGGCTGAGTGTAGCGATTCCATGAAGAGGGCTGCTTTCCAATGGGGTATAGGGCGTTCTCTTTATTCTGCACCAAGAATTACTATTCCAGAGCAATTTAAAAGTGCAAAATACTTTGAAGTCGATACCATTGAATATGATAGCAAAGGCAACATTAGTAAACTTGTGATTACAACCAATTTTGGAAAGGACATAGTATTTACATACCCAAAGACTAGAAACTATTCTCAAAATGGCGAAAAAGCACCAAAGGAAGAAAGTCCTACAACAAAAGTAGATACCGAAGATGAAAACGCACCGATTAGAGAAGAAGAAAAGCAAATTTTAGTGGAATATGTAGGCAAGTTAAGTAGAGAGCAATACAACGCTTTCTTTGCTTGGTTAAAGAGCGATTATGGTTGCGAAACAATTAATGGTTTAACTGCAAGTCAAGGCATTATCGTTGTTGGAAGATTAAAAAGGAGTAATAAGTTATGAAATTAACTAATGAAAATTATTACTCGTTAGAAGCCAATATGGAGTATATGTCTGTATCGCAATTTAAAGACTTTGAGAAATGCGAAGTTGAAGCGATGGACAAGTTGCTTGGTCTTATTGAAGAAGATAAAAGTGATTCGTTCCTATTTGGTGGATATATTGACGCTCACTTCTCAAATGAATTAAGCAAGTATATAGAACTTAATGGTGGGGATATGGTAAATAGTCGCACAGGAGAGTTTAAAGCACCATTTAAGAACATTCCAGAAGTCATTAAGGCAATTGAAGAAGATGATTACTTCTATTCGTTCCATAAGGGCAAACCACAACAAATCTACACTGGCACAATTGCTGGTGTGTTAGTTAAAGGAAAGTTTGACTTTGATTATGATGATAAGGTTGTGGATCAAAAAGTTATGAAAGACTTTGCGAAGATATGGAATGAAGAACAACACAAGAAATTAGACTTCATTGAGAATTATGGTTATGACGTGCAAGGCGGTGTCTATCAAGAACTTAAAAGACAAAAAACGAATATTAGAGTGCCATTTATTATTGCTGCCACTACAAAAGAAGAAGCACCAGATAAAGCACTTATTGAAATCGACCAATATTATCTTGATAAGGGTTTGGAAAGATTTAAAGAAAAAGCACCAAGATACCAAAGAATCAAGTTTGGTTTAGAAAAACCTATCGGTTGCGGACACTGTCCAAGTTGTAGAAGAAGAAAGAAACTAACTAGTGTTGTTATGTATTCTCAATTCTTCAATAAGGAGAACAAAGATGAGTAAAGGTTTAGAAGCATTGGAAAGAGTAAGAAACCAAAGAGTGTTTATTGATTTTGAAATAGACGCAACGGTAAATGATTTTTGTGAAAAAGATTTAGACATCATCGAAACTGAACTTAAAGATAATGAAGATTTAAAAACTCAATTTGCAGTTAATTCTATGAACGAATTTTTTAGAACATTAGATGAACAAAAGAAACTCAAAGCATTAGAGATTATTATAGAGAAAGATGTATCTATGTATTGGTTAAGACATTCTAAAAATGTTGATGAATATAATAACTTTATCTTAACCGATAAAAGACAATATCAAAAACTAACCCAAGAAGAGTATGACTTATTAAAAGAGGTGTTGTTATGAGATTAACGAAGATAAGAAGTGATGGTCAATATCTTATTAATGAAGAAGTCATTTGTAATGGAAATAGAGTTGATAATGCTTTGAAAAAATTAGGTCAATTAGAAGATATTGAAGAAGAGCTTGGTATTGATTTAATTACTTTGTTTAAAGCATTGAAAAAAGGGTTTTATAGTAAAGATGGTGAATATCATCATTTTAGTAATTTATTTTTTGATAGCGAAGAAATCTACGATGGATATAATAACGTTGATTATTATTTCAAAGACTATGGCAAAACTTGGGCATTAACAAAGGAGGAATTAGAAAATGAGTAAAGGTTTAGAAGCATTAAAAGAGTATAGACTACTTGATGAAAGTATTAAAGCAAACACCATTAAAAAATTGTGTGATGATTTTGTGGTTGCTTACGAAGGTGGTGCAAGATTAGTTTATGGCGATTTAGAGTGGGCAAAAATAAAAGCAAAGGAAAGTTTAAAACTTGGCAATAAGTCAATAATCTATGGTGCTATTTGGACTGAATGGGGTTTAAAATATGTCGCAAAAATGAATGAGAAAGGAGAATTAGAATTGATATGAAGAAATGGTGGTTCAGTATCTTGTGTTATTTAATGGCGATAATATTTCCAATTTACACAGTTATTGCGATTACATTATTTGATGAAGAATTGCTATTTCATACGTTGGTTTTAACAAGTTGTATAACTCCTGTTTTAATGTTTATTGTAATAGGTGTTGCAAATCAACCGAGAAAGGGGAAATAAATTGTTATGATGAACTACTTGATTTGGGAAAAATAAAGTCTTGTGGTTGTTTAGCAAAAGAAATATCTATTGAAAAGATAAGGAGAATTAATAATGAAAAGCATACTTATATCAATTAAGCCACGATTTGTGGCAAAAATACTCAATGGGGAAAAGACCATAGAGATTAGAAAGACCAAACCAAATGTAGATTTACCTATTGATGTGTATATCTACTGCACGAATGATAAGAACATTTATCGTGGTGGTTATGGAGATAAAATTATCAATGGTAAAGTAGTCGCAAAGTTCACTCTTAAAAGGATTAGCAATACTTATGACTTTTATGAGAAAGAATTATTAGAATTAGCACAAATAAGCGATGATGAATTATTTAAGTATCTAGGATATAATGATGCTTATGCTTGGCATATTGATGACCTAGTAATCTTTGACAAACCAAAAGAGTTGAATGAGTTTTACAACCGATTTCCAAAAGCAGATAAAAGATTTGATGGTGTTAAAGGCAAAATGTTGGCATATAAACCATTAACCAAAGCACCACAAAGTTGGTGCTACGTGGAAATATAATGGAATACTTACTAGACATATTTATAGTGATAATTCTATCAATTTCTGCACTTGCATCAATCGGCTTATTAACAACAGGAATATTGGTTATCTTCTATAAAATAAAGGACAAATATGAAGAAAAGATTAAGAAGAAAACAAAGGTTTGAAATCTATAACAAGTATCATAGCGGACTTTATTATCTTAAAGAACTTGCTAGTGAATACAATGTGTCAACGAACACGATTAAAAATATTGTTAAAGAAGTTGAGAAACTAATTGAGAAAAAGTTAGGGGGAATTTAGTGGAAGAAGAACTTTGGCAAAAACGAAAAGAAGTCCATATATGGTTTGATCCATTATGGCGAAATCATTATGAGAGAGATGATTATTACCATAAGTTAGCAAAAGAATTGGGAATACCTTATGAAAAATGCCATTTCTCTTTAATGAGTATAGAAGAACTTGAAAGAGCATTAACCATCATCAAAAAATGGTGGTGGGAAAAGTTCGATAAGTAGAAAGGAAAACAAGATGGCAAAACATAGACTTATAAATTGCGATTTTCTAAACGCTAGTGCTTTTAAGAAATACACAAGCAATAAAGCAAAGTTGCTATATCTAATGATGATTAATTGCGCTGACGATATGGGTTTTGTAGATAATGTAAGCGAATTGATAACAATACTCGAAGATAACGATAAAGAGTTTTTGAATCAAACTAACTTACAATTACTAGGAAACGATTATCAAACTGCACTAGAAGAACTCATTGAAAAAGGTTTCTTGTTAGAGTTTAAAGATAATCACTCAAATAGGGTTTATTTGGTTAGGCATTGGTTTTATCACAACAAACTTAAAAAGGGCTTGTGGACTAATTATCGCAAGTATCGTGAAATGGTGGAAATTATTGATAATGAGTATCACTTAAAGAAAAGTAATACAAAAGAAAATAATAAATTAAACCAGGATAAATTAAACCAAGATAAATTAAACCAAATTAATCCAAATTATAGTGAAGAACAAAACGAAGAAGAACAAGGAGAAACAAATGGCGATGAACTTAATGAAAACGATTACCCATGGCGATGAACTTAATGAAAACGATTACCCATTTGAGAAAGGAAAAAAATAATTATGGTGGATCAATTAGATTTATTCCAAACCGCTAACTGCGATTTTGAAGAAGAACAAAGAATTAAAGAAAAACAAAAAAATATTGCTTTAAGAATTGAACAATTAAGGCAAGAAAGACAAGAGTTTTTAACCAAAAACTTAACACCAAGACAACACCGATTAATTGACTATTTAAAGGACAATTTCCAAAGTGGCAAATACTTCTCAATAGAAGAAATATGCAGCACAAACTTGGGTTATGAACTAAACAAAAATCCAAAAATACATGACAAGTGTGTTGCGTTAGGAAATGACATTAGGAAAATGAATTGGGTTATTGGTAGTAGATATTCCATCATAGTTAAAGATAAAAAAGGTGGTTGCAAACTTTGTGAAAGTAAAGAAGAATTTGAAGATTGGAAACAAAGCGAATTAATTCCACTTGAAAGAAAATGGAAATATCTAAACAACTTGGAGTATAAAGCCAATCAAGATGGCACTGTTCCTTGCGTGAACTTAAACGATAGAGCATTAACACCAGAAGAAATGAAAGTAGTTGAGGTATATAAGAAATGAACTTACCAACAATTATAAATGAAAATGATGCTTTATATCTTACCCAAGATTTAAGCGGCATGGGATTATATGACAAATCAAAAGCAATAGTGGACTTTTGCAACAAAGAAACCAAGATATTTGAAACTGAAATAGATAGGGCTATTTTACGAGTTTTTGAGAAATATGGCATAAATATCTATTCCAAAGACAAAAGTGTCTTAAAACGTGCGTTTGACATATTAAACGCAAATGGTGTCAAGTTAGAGATAATCGACTTATATAGAAATGTTAGTGATAGCGAATTAAAGTTTGTGAAAACTACTAAAAACCATTTCACTGTTGTAATCGAAAATGACAACTTGATTCAATGTGGAGTTTTAGTAAAAGAAATAAGAAAGGATTAATAATTATGAAAATACAAGATTATAAAGTTGAAATTAATGAATATGGAGTGGGAACTCTAATTGTTATTGCTAATGGCGAAAAGGAAATCGTTGGCGATATTGGGAAAGTCGAAGGAAAATCGGCAAAGGAAATTGATGAAATCGCTAAACAATTTTTAGAAATTAATGATTATGTGATTTCTTCCAAACAAGAAATTATCACTGTAAGCACACAAGACCAACAAGCCGATTTGTCATTAATAAGAACTGAAATGAGAAAAATATTAAAAGTTCTTGGCAATCCAAACACTTCTATCAAAGAGAAAAAAGAATTGTTAGACATTTACCAAACTATGTGTGCATCTGCAAAAGTCATTACTGATACTTGCAAATTAGAATTAGTATTTGCGAGATTAAACTCTAGCGAACTAGTAAAAATTAATAAATAATTTATGCTTAAGAGATTTACAAACGAAGAAAAAAAGTGGCTTGCCGAAAATTACCCACTTAATGAAAGCAGAGAAGAAACTTTTTTGAGATTTACTAAAGAGTTTGGAAATAATCATAGTTATTCTAGTGTTATTTCTTATTGTAAAGAGAAAAAAATACATAAACCAAAATCAATGTGGAAATATCAAAAAGGAAATACTCCATGGACGGCTGGTCTTTCTAAAAAAGAAATAAAAAAGCATTTCTCAAAAGAAAGTTTTAAAAAAATGACAACTGCATACAAAAAAACTTTTAAAAACATTAAAGAACGTAATGAATATAATGTTCCAAATGGAATGGTCTTGAGTGATTTAGGAAATGGCAAAAAAATTATTATGGACAAGAAGATTTATAAATGTATGCAAACAGATAAAGCACTAGGACGTGGCGAAATAACCGAAACAATTTACTTAATTTATCTAGTTAAAAGAGAATTAGAAAAACAATTAGGTAAAAGGATTATGAGAAACTTGCCACAATGCCAAAAAAAATTAAAAGGAGAAATTATTTAATGGTTAAAGTTAAAAAATACATATTTTTCATTAACGAAAATCAAATAGTGGATTTCTATGAAGAAAATGGAAAGTATTACGTCATTGATAACGCCAATAATAAATTAGAAATCGAAGAAAGTGATTATGTTAAATTAGGTGGAAAGATATGAGCGAAATGTATGAACAATTAAGTTTATGGGGCGAAATGTATCCATACTTCAAAATTAAGCAACCTGTCATCTTATTAGAAATGTTCGCTGGTATAGGCGCACAACATAAAGCACTCTCAATTCTCGGTGTAGAAATAGACAAAGAAAAGTCTAAAATCTGCGAATGGGCTTACAACTCTTATTGTGGGTATAATGCAATTCACACAAAAGATAAAACTGACTACTCATTAGGCAAATCAAAAGAAGAACTTATTGAGAGAATCAAAGGCACAAGTATTAACTACAATGAGCCATTAACACTGGATCAACTAAATAAGAAACCTATTGAGTGGTTGAGAAATGCCTATAACAATTGTGTAGCAACCCATAACTTGGTAAACATTATGGATGTTAAGGGACACGATTTAGGAGAATTGCCAAGTAATCAAACATCTATTCTTACTTATTCATTCCCTTGCCAAGATTTATCGCTCGCAGGAAAAAGACAAGGTATGGCAACAAGTCAAGCCGATGGCGGCACTCGTTCTGGACTCCTGTGGGAAATAGAAAGAATAATTAGAGAGAGAGAGAGAGAGAGCATAGCACTCTTCCAACAATATTGCTAATGGAAAATGTCCCAGAAGTTGTTGGCAAAAACAATATTGCACATTTCAAAAAATGGGAAGAACAATTGCGCAAGTTTGGTTATTCAAACTATGTTGAAATCTTAAATGGCAAAAACTACGGAATACCACAAAATAGAAAAAGATGTTTTATGATAAGTATTCTTGGCGAATATGCTTATGATTTCCCTTGTAAGATACCATTAAAATATAGGTTGAAAGACTTATTAGAAAGAGATGTTGATGAAAAGTATTATCTCTCTCAAAAGATGATAGATTACATAAGTGCAACAGGCACAAAAGATTTCTCGGTAAACAATAGCAAAATCAATTGTTCTATTGGCAGACCACTAACTACCGAACAAAGTAAAAGAGCAGGAACAACCAACTATATATGTGATGATTTGCCTAATGACTTTGATTTAAGAACTATCGCTATCAAGAACGCAACCGAACAAGGCTACTTACTTGCAGAAGATGGTGATGGTGTTGACATTTCAACGAGAATGGAAACCCACAGGGGAACAGTGCAAAAAGGTAGTTGCCAAACTCTCACCACACAGGGGGGGGAGAATGTGGGGGTAGTCGTAGAAGATGACAAAGATAATTAGACTTGGTGGACTTTATGACACCGAAAAAAGATTAAAGGATCGTGGCGCAATATTTGACCCAAATGGTTTGTCCCCAACCTTAAATTGTGCGGGGGGGGGGTTATGGTATGCCACTAATAA